AGATGGTTCGGCGGATCAGGGCCATCCGGTACGGCTAGGCTTCAGCCGCATCTTCTGGCTGTTGAGTGCCGCCGATCTTCTCGGCTGTAGCCTCCGGCCCTGATTCGGGCTCAGGGACTTCCGGCAGCGGATCACTCGTATCCAGACCTGAGTAAGGCCCATCCTCTTCCGAAGCAACCCGGTTGCGCGAATCATCCTGGCTGATAGCGCCGATGCCCATCAGAACCGCGTCCGTGTCAGCGTTGAGCTTGCGCACATTGGCAAGGTCGAGCTCGCTTTCGGTGTGCAGAGGAATCCAGCGGAACCCGATCTCAGGATCAATCTCGCCGAACAGCGACAACTGGATAAGGTTGATGACGCGCGACACATGGGGCGTGTAGCCCTCCTGCTGCGCGCCGCACCAGTCCTCAAATACGCGGATCTCGCCATCACTTGAGGCGTTCAGCCCGCTAGGCGTAATGCCAGTCAGATAAACCAGCGGAATCCCCGTGACTGACGCCATCTGCTCTTGCGCTTGGGCTTGCAGCTTATCCAGGCCGGCGATTGGCGCAGAAACGTTAAGAAAATCCTCCGTTTCCTTGTCAATCCCCATCACGCCGTGATTGTCACGGCCGAGGTTAAAGATCTGCAGTCGGCGATAGAAGTTCTCGGCGCCGCCAGGCTGCGTGATCGTGCTCATGTTCGTCTTGAGCACCCACGTCGTGAACGCATGGATGATGTCCGATACGCTCTGGCGGGTACGAAGCCAGTTATCGACATACGGCTTCATCATCTGCGACAGGCTCAGACCGCCAAACTGATAAGCGGGCTTGAGAATGTCCGGGACTTCGCGACTCACAAACGTCAGCAGGCGGCTTGCATGAATCGTGCGGCTCATCACAAACCACGCTTGCGGCTTGTAGAACCACTGGTCTAGCGGGTTGGTCGAGTTGTAGATGTACGGATACACCCATATCGGCTCGATAACCTTCAGTGCCTTGATGCTGTTACGCCCGACTTTGGCTTTAGTCTCGGCGAGATCCGTTTTGAGTTCGGCCTCGTCGTCGAAATCGACCCCCATATCAATATAGATGTGGGACCGGCCGAACTGACCGTCCTGCTCGATGGCTTCACGAAACTTCGCCTGAACGTTCAGGCGCTTCATCTCGGCGTCGATTGCCTTGATCTTGTCAGTCTTGTCGTCGTCGCCCGTAGCCTGCAATTCAATCCATTTCCGCGTCATCTGCTTCGCAAAAATTTCAGACGGGCGACGATACTCCGGGCGCTGCGTCAGCTCAGCGAGGTACGGATACCCCATGAACTGAATGCCTTCGTTGAAGATGGCATTGACCGATGCATACTCGCCGACTGGCTGGAACTGGCTGTCCAGCGCCATCTTTTCCTTCTTCGGGATCACGCCCGGCGCCGGCTCCGGCAGCTTGTATGTCTCGACAGGTTTGGCGGCCGGCAGACTCATCATGGCGACCGCCTCATGCGATATGAGCATGGCCGGCTTTGAATCGGACGCTACTTTGGCAGCGGGTGTCGGCACGTGTTTGTGCGCAGCCGTCTGTGCCTTCTTTGTCTGTCTGCGCGTCATCGTGTGGCACCCATGCGGGCGAATTGGTTCAAAACGTCTTCAGTGACGACCATCGGTTTGACGCCGCCCAGCATGTCGGTTATTGCATCCACCATCGGGTCGATCTGGTCATCGTGCGCGTGAGTGTCGTCGGCAGTGAATGATTCGCACTCGGTGACGAAGTCGCTGACCCAATCGGCGTTTTCTGGAACGCACACATTCCCAGCATCGATCTGGCTCACGATGTCCATCACACGGGTGAGCTTGTCTTTCGTGCGCTCAATGCCTTGGACGGGTATGCCGCCATCTGACTTGATTTCCTGAATCAGGCCCGTCCCACTGGCCTTGTCTTCAACCAGCATCTGTCGAAGTGCCGGCGCATCTGGATCACCCGCGCCAATGCCTTTGTGTTTGTTCCAGAAGTCGATCGCGCGACGCTTCAACTCCGGCGCTTCCCACTTGCCGCGGATCAGGTCAAGCAGATAGACGCGATTGTCTTTGCCGTAGCCCCAGCATTCGAAAACGCTGTAATCGTTGCGCTCGGCAGTCTTTTGCGCGGTGTCCGCGTAGATCTTGCGGAACTTCAGTTGAGGCAATGCGCCATAGCGGACAAACTTGCCCGACTGGATAATGCCGCCGCCGAGCGGGGAGGGGCGCTGCATGTATTGACCGCTGAACACGTAGCGATCGGCCTTCTCAGACGCCAGCAGATCCTGCAACGGCTCCTTGTACGGCCAGTAGCTGAACCGGCCGTCTCCATCACGCTCCGAGCTATCCACCATCGGGCGGATATGTTCAGGCAGATTCGCAACGTACTCATCCGTGATGAGCGCCGGAATCTCGATGAACGTCCAATCGCCGGGAACCTTGCCAGCCTTGATGAAACCAGTCGGGTCTTCCTCAGCGAGGCGCTGCATGATCAGGACAATCGGCGTGTCCGGATTCGCTCGGCGGCTCTTGACCGTCGAGATGATCTTGCGGTTTGCCTTGTCCCGATTGGTCTTGCTGTATGCATCTTCGACCTTAAGAGGGTCGTCGATGATGATCGCGCCTTGCCAGCCTTCCGCCATGTGGCCGGCACGAAAGCCCGTGATCTGACCGCCAAGCGATACCGCGTAGACCCCACCAGCCTTCTTCCCGTCGACAACGACGTTCCAGCGCTTCTTTGAATCTGCGTCGTCCGCGATCTTCAGCGGCCAGAGCGCCTGGTATTCATCCGACCGGACAATCTCGCGCGCCGTTTCGGAGTTCAGAAGGGCGAGGTCATCCGAATACGAGATGTGCAGGAAGCGCGCACGCGGGTTCTTTGCCAGCCCACGGGCAATCAGATTGATCGCTACGAGCTCGGTCTTCGACGACCCCGGTGGAACGTTGATAACAACGTTCTTTAGCTCGCCCGCAATGACACGCTCAACGACGTCAGCAATCAGCACATGGTGCCAGTTGACGCGAAACTTGATGCCTTGCCGATGCTTGAAGAAGTACCGGCTGAAGAAGAGGTGATCGTTCTCGCACTTTGCCCGGATCGTCGCCAGTTCCAGCGGAAGGTTAGTACTCGCCTTCGAGCTTATCGACGATGGCTTTGACGTCATTTGCATTAACCACCGTCGTCTTGCTCTCTATGGGACCGCCATCGGGTCCGCTTATCTGCGCCTCAACGTTGGCTAGCTTCGGGTGCACAAATGGGGCAGCCTTGTGAGCCACTTCTGCAGCCTGCAGGCGGTAATCTAGAGGGGTGATGACCTTCTCGCCATTCATGCCCATCTCACCCGACTCCGCCTTGCTCCAGAGGTCGCGCATTGTTCCGAGCATCACCTCTAGCGGTGTAATGCCTTGCTCGACTGCCTTGTCGGCGATCTCCCTAGTCTTCTTGGTAACGGCACCGGGTTTGCGTCCAGCGCCTGTGCGTGGACCGCCTCGGGGCATTTGATTACCTTTGATTAAGTTCAAACAATCAATTGAGAAGAATTCACTTTCGCGCTTGCGAGCGAGCGAGACTTTTCACTCAGAATTAGTGCCGATCTATCGGCTATACCCTGGCGCCAAGCGGCGAGGGGTAGGTTAGGCGAGCATGTTGCTGTTGATCCGAACGCGCGACACTTCACCGTATTCGCGGTGATACGTAATCGTTTGAGCGTCCCGACCAGAGAGCCACCCACCGCGTGCGGCGTACGCATCCGGCGCCGCCAACGTGCGATGCTGCTCGACCACCATGAGGTTGTTTTCCTTCACGTCGATGCTGTGAAGGTGGCCTGTGTGGGCATAGGCGTACTTGGTGCGACCGAATATCTCTCGGAACTGAGCTGCGAATACTTCCGCAACATTCGTCACCTTGCGCTTGTGGCCGTGATGGAAGAACAGAGCCACCTTGCCGAACTCATACGCGTTGTAGGGCGACGGGCTGCGGTCAACCGTAATGCGCGGCTCATCCTCATAGAGGGCAGAGAACCATTCGCGCATCCATATCTGGCTGACGGGATCATGATTAGCATCCGCCATCACGATATGCACTCGCTTGTGTTTCGCGAGCAGCATGTCAATCACCGTACGCAGGATGCGGATCGCCGTCCGGACTACCTTATGGAATCGGGTGTCCACGTCCAAAACGTGTTTTGAAGCTGGGGTAAGGGCTTCGACCGAGTCAGCGTGTAGGAAATCTGAAAGCTGAGCGAAAACGGCCTCATCCGCATTTGGCGACTGAGCAATCGCTTGCTCGAACCAGCGAATAATCGTGTTCTCGGCTATCTTGATGTCCCAATCGGCGCCAGTCTCTTCGGCGTGACTTAGCATTCCGAGGTGGAAATCGGTAATGACAAAACAATTCAGCAGATCGGCATTGCCATGCGCCGGAGCGGAGCGGGGCCTGACGCGCGGAATCGTCTCGCAGAAAGCCGCGCTTGCCGCCTCGAATATCTCGCGTTGCCGATCGTGGTCAATTTGATTCTTGACCCATTGCATGGCGACTTCGCCACTCTTGTTATAGAGCGTCGATGTGCCTCTCAGGAAAAAGCCATCAGGGACCGCGCGGACCATGTCCGACTCAGGCGCATACCCCATGCGCGCCGCTTTCTTCTTCAGCGAAGCCAGCGCATTACTGATCGTGCCATGCGACAGGCCCAGCACGGCCGCAGCCTTACGCTCCGAGCCATGTTCGTCAATAGCATCGAGGAACTGGCACTGTCGCGCTGTCGCCCATTCGCGAAGCTTTGGGTCTACGCTCATGGGGATCCAAAATAAAAAAGAGCCGCGCTAGGCGGCTTCGAATCTGCCAGGGGAAGCAGAGCGAGGAGAATTAGCAAATGATGGTGCCGGGCGGATAGCTGCCGAATGGCCAAGGCTGCGAGGCGCGGCGAAGATCCTCGTAGGACTTGCGCAGATCGTCTACCGCCTTTTGGGCGTCTTTCGCGTCGACGTCGATCTTTACTTCGACCTTGTTCTCGACGGGCGGCGTCACCTTCTTGAACACCGTGCCCAGATGCTCCTGAATGGACTTCCATTGCGCCGGAGTCGGAGTCTGACCTTGGGTCAACTCGACGAATCCGGTTAGCCAGTAAGCGAAGTTTTCAGGTGTCATGGCATATCCAATTAGGTTGAGGGAGTCCGCGACTAGCAGGCGTTTCCCCGAGGTTCTTTTCGGGGACGCCATCTACATAAGCGGCGGCGCAATCTAGTGAGCCACATCACATGCGGCAATGTCCTCTACCCTGAGCTAGGCGTTGGCCAGTTCTGGGAAATATCGCTCTGCGGACATCAATGGTCGACTGCGGCTGTCACCCTCAAGGAAGTGCACTGGCATGCAGCTGCGCACAAAGCCACCAGTGCGAAGTACTGTGCGCTTCCTTGAAGATGCTCTTGGGCCACCGAATCAGCGCTTTGGCCGATCCGTGCCGCACTCGGGCTACAACGCGAAGGGACACCGCCCATACTCGCGCCGAGCTTCGAGGCTAGTAACTGGTGCCTCCCTCGCCCGTATGACAGAGCGCCGGGCCTACCGGCTGGCGAGGGAAGCAGGGGATCATTCAGTGGTGTCAATCAGCCAATCCGCCCATTCTGCGTATCCTTGCGCGAGACCGATGTGCACAGTGGACATGAGCAAAAGCCATGCGGTCATTGGCGACATTGCAATCTCCGAAGTTCATCGAGGCGCGCGACCAAAGACGCCTTCAGCGCTTCGTCGATCCTCATGCGCTGAATGTCTTGCTCGATGCTGTCGATCAGGTCGTTTGCTTCTTTCATAGAATTCTTCCGGGGCTTCTCTCCCGGCAGAGGTGCGTTGCACACCGGCAGGGTTTCACGCCTCCGATCTGGGCGCGGCGGGTAAATCGAATAGGGCTTCTGCGGCTTTCCGTGCTTCGCTACAGCCTTCTGCCTTACGTGGCTTGAGCGTCAGCGTAGGCCGCTTGCGTTCTTGCTGGGCTTGCCGTTTCTCGCGCGCCTGCTTCGCCTCAAGGATTGCCATTGGATCGCCGTAGAGATGCGATTCGAGAGCGGTTGAGCGTGGCATGGTCGTAAACGAGAAAAACCCGATCGACTTTCGCCAGATCGGGTTATTGTGGGCGCAGTGCCCCTACCCCGTACATTGCCACAACTAGAATCGTTGCGCAAGCACCTTTTGAAAATATTTTCAGGCGGCCTCCCACAGTAGTTTCTGGCCACGCAATGCAGCGTCCGTGTCTATCCTTGGCCGGGACGGTGTATTCCAATTCCCGCCGCCGCGCTCACCGATCAGGGTCCATCCGGCGGCACGTAGCGATGCGCCGCCCTCAGTTGGCAGGGTATAAGTGAGCAAGCGTCGATACCCCATCGCCTTGGCTGCCCTCCATGCGGCACCGTACAGCAATGAACAGCCGTTGCGAACGCCGTCCGTGCAGCAGCGATTCACTTCGAGCGTCCATCCGTCATCATTGCCACGCGCTACCGGACGCCCAATAATCGCAACGCCGCGCACCGTCTCGTCCTCAGCTGCCGCGATGCTGAATTTGTGCCCGACAGTCGGCTTGTGGTGGCGATGGTGCTGTGCGACAAACGCATTCGCCTCCTCAAGCGTGATCGGCACAATCTGAAGGCTCACTTCGCCTCCAGCATCTTGCAGCCGTAGTTCTGGCCTTTCTTCACGAACTCGAATCGTCCGCGCAACATGCCGAATCCCATGTGCTTCACGATGTCGTCGAAGTCGCTCATGAAAAATTGGACTTCTGTTCCGGTGCTGTCTCGCTTGAAATGCAAAGTTGCCGATGATCGGCCGCGCCCGTAGCCGTCGTAGATCAGCGTATCTTCGAATGGCACATTGTCACGCCACTCAACGCCTTTCCATGTTTCCGGGTAACCCATTTGATTGCCGTCCTTGTCGAACGGAATTTGATAATCGCTTTTTCTCATGCCGCCTCCAGAATCTGAATCAAATGCCGTGCCCGAAGGAGCGGGAACAGGTTTTCCTTCGCAAGCTGATAAACCGCATGCTGATCGCCAACGCGGCTCGATCTCCACACTTGCGCGCCAGACTCTTTCACGCGCATGCTCGTAGAGATCGCGGCGCGCTGCTCGGCCGGCAGTTCATCGACGCAAAGTTGAACCTGTTCCGATTGGCGGTCGTCGGCCCACTGATAAGCATCCTCATCGTCGTCAGATGCGGACTGCGGGGTTTCGTATTGACGGCAAGTCATGTCCTCTGCGCGGAAGTACATCTTCGCGTGCATAGCAATGGACTGGCGGCACTGCCATGCGAACCATGTGCATAGCAATTCCTCTACCTGCTCAGCTTGGTCTTGCGTCATCTTGAACCCCGCACACACGATATTGTGGATAACAACGCTTTGTATCGGCTATATAGTAACAGAAAAACGTTCAATAGTCCTTATTAGCGTCGTTGTCAATCACCTATTTTGCGATCATTCTTCGAGCCCTGTCGCGCCCATAAACCGATACTCGATCCCGCATCCATCGTCCGTTGCTTTCGCCTCCCATTGAACGGTAGGCGGCACATGCATAAACTCAGTGCCCGGCGCGTCCCGCCATTTCCTCCGCATCGTCGGCGCCGTGTACCGTGGCCGATGCAGCATATACACCGCAGCAAACACGGCACAGTTGAATATGCCAAGGGAGTAGAAGCCTACGCAGAGAAGTAGGGTCTTCATGCTTGCTCCACAAACGAGATACGGGCGATCTCCGAATCATCGGAGGCGTCGACAATCTGGATATGGTGGATGCCAGACAGCCCGTCATCGATCCAGATGAAGCCATCATGGCTGAACGAAAGCGCGCTCTCCATGCCGAGCAGTTCGTTCATATCGTTGCTAAACTCCTTTGGCTGGCGCGCTGCCTCAAGCCAGACTTTGAAGTCAGCCAAGCACGCATCAATGGATTCGGGCGGAACCGCCAGAAAGTCCTTGAGCGAACTGATCGAGTACTCGGCGGTCATGCGGCCTCCTTGGCAATCTGCTCATCGATGAATCTATCCATATCCGAATCGGTGTTATTGACCATCTCCATTCGGTTGTCCTTGGTCTGATCGCGCAACCACCGATAGCACCCTGCGTCCTCCCGCAGCGCCCGCACCTCGGCGATAAGGGCGAGGATTTCGGCTGGCGATGTGGCGTCCCGATATTGGCTCCATGCGAGCATCCCGCTATTCCAGTCATAGTCATCATGATTCGCGGGTGTCGCCGCCTTCGCCAGCGCTTCCAGTTTGTCGAGGTCGGTCATGACTGCTCCTTGCTCATAGCCGCCAACTCGCCTTGTACTCGCTTGATGGTGTTCAGACACACCTCGTCAAATCCATGACCGTGTTCTGTGTCGACGACAACACCTTCGAGTTCGTAATACTGCTTGCAGGCCACCTCTCGCAGCCGCTCGCACTCAGCCACCACCTTCTCGTACTCGCTGAATAGGACGTAGATGCCGTTCGGACACTCTGCTGAGCTTGTGCCGTAGCGTTTGATTGTCATGCTGCCTCCTGAATAAGCTGCCGGCCGTTGGCGAGTTGAATTCTTCGGCCAATCCATGCCATGACGTTGACAGCCATACTGTTGCCGAGCGCCTTGTATCGGTTTCCGTCTGCTGCTCGCTTACCCCGAAACGGAACATCCGTATAAGAGTCGCTAAATCCCTGCAAGCGCTCGCATTCCATCGGCGTAAGTCGCCGAACAGCATGGCCGTGAAACACGGGGTTAATCATTCCGGCATTGTTGCCCGCGATGGCGCCATTACTCTTGTGCCAATTGCTCGTCAGCGTGTCGGCAACCGGGATGAGAGGCGTGCCGCGCCCAGTTCCGTCCTCACTGGCATCAAATCCTTCGCCGCGAAGCGAATGGGCAACGAGTAGCGTTTCCGTTTCCGCGTCGATGCGCTGGTTACTGGTCGTCAGCGCTCGTGCGACGTGCGGAATCAATCCTCCGTCGCACTCGAAGTCGGCTCCGAGTCCGCCACCGCCTTTAGTGCGCGCGCTAAGGGTGGGGGCAATTCCTTTCCCCGCTTCGCGGCGCGGCGCAGAATGCCCGAGCAGGCTTTCGCGCTCAAAAAGTACCGCTGCGGCACGTCGCCAGTCTCCAAGATATCCGACAACGAACACACGCCTTCGTCTTTGAGGGACGGCGCGAGAGTGTGATTCCACTCGGACGTATTGAGCGTCAAGAACGCGGTAGGCGAACCCATACCCGAGTTCTGCCAGCCCTCCGAGGAGGGTTCCAAAATCCCGTCCGCCGTTTGATGACAGGACGCCGGGGACGTTTTCCCATACCAGCCAGCGGGGAGCGTAGCGCTCAGCAATGGCAAGATAGGTGAGCATGAGGTTGCCACGCGGATCAGCCAGTCCCTTTCGTAGTCCGGCGACGCTGAAGCTTTGGCAGGGAGTTCCTCCGACGAGAAGATCGAGAGTTGCATCAGGCCATTCCTTGAATTTTGTCATGTCGCCCCGGTTCGGGACGGTCGGGTAATGGTGGGCCAGCACCGCCGAAGGGAATGGCTCGATCTCGCTCAGGAATTCAGCGCGCCATCCGAGCGGATGCCATGCGCAGCTCGCCGCTTCGATGCCACTGCAAACGCTGCCGTATCTCACGCTGCCTCCCGTTTAAGCCGCCGAACCTCGGCCCGATAGAACGCCTTCATTTCCAGCATCTCCGCAATTGGGTACTTCTTAGGTTCGTGTTTCGATTCGAGCCACTCAACACGCTCTAGCCCGATCTTCTTGATCAGATTGACCCGGTAAGCTGCGAGGTTGCCATTCATGTACACGTTGCATCTGGCGCATTGCCGATGGCAGTTGTCCGGCTCCAGGCGAAGTGCCGGCTCAGAACCGACCGAACGGTAGTGTCCGGCATGCCATTCACCCTGATAAGTTCCGCACGAGATGCATGGCTGTGTCGCATCCCGAAGCCGAACCCATTCGTTAAATGCGGCCTGCAGTTCGAGAACGTGCGTGCCGCGGGTCTTTTCCTTATTCGCGGCGACCCGCTTCTTCGCCTCCTGGTTGCGCTCGAATTGCTGGCGGTCGGGCAGGGCGAACGGCTTGGGCTCTTTGCGTTTGAAGGCGGAGCGTGCCATTGGCTTCTTTCGGATCATTCCCATCCGATCACCCGATAATGTTTGCCGGCCATGTGTTGAATGATCGGCTTCTTCTCTTCTTCCCAAATGCACTCGCCCTTAGCATCTAGCCTGTGGCCGTCTTGCGCCCAACGCGTGACGGCATGCCAGAAGGGCGACTTCGCGCCGGGCTGCTTGTCGGCAGGATCGCCCTGGCGATTCAGCACAACAGGTCCGCAGTGCGGGTGCATTTCGAAAGTCCAGCGCTTACCCTTGGCGTCGGTGACGCGGCGGGTCGGGCCGGCGTATGAGATATGGATGATGGTCATTCGAAGCAAACCCCCAACGTTTCGCCGGCATACGCCTGCACGGCATCCAGGTACTCACTGAACTCCCCCACGCTCATCTGCGTCGTAGACTTCCGGCGAGTGATGATCTCGCCATCGGGCAAGGTCAGTTCGTCGAGAATCCCGTACTTGCGCGCGAAGTACTCGTGCCAGGTATCTTTGTCGTATTGCTTGCCATCGACCCAAGCCTGTTCGCTAACCTGCTTCAGCACGGCACCGAAGTAGAATCGGTTCTGCTGGGCATTCCGTTGCCGCTCCTCAGCCGTCACGATCAGGCGAAGCGGCTCGCCCTTGTCGGCGAACGTCGGAGCATTGGCCTTGATGAAAGCGACGACGGCATTCCAGACGCCACCGTTCTTTAGGGTGAACTCGCGGTATAGGGCGGTGCTCATGCCTCCACTCCCATTTCCCGTAGCCAATTTTTCGCCCTCCATGCAAACTCCTTGGCGGCTTCTTCGCGCCCAACCTGCCGAGCTTCGTTCAAAAGCTGGGCCACTGCGTGGTACTGGGTAAATTCGGCAAACGGGATATCGCGCTTGATAGTGCCGACTTCGAATGTAGCGATGCCGCTGCGGTCGGTTTCGTTGCCTTTGAATTCGGATTTGAATGTCACGCTGCCTCCGCATTCAACTCTGCCCGCAGCGCATCAAAC